CCTGGGCCAATAGATTGAAAACCGTTTTGCGATCTTACCGGTCCAGAAAAAGTAGTATTTGCCATAATATTCTCCTTTGTATAGCGTTCGTTATGTAGTCTCTATACCGTCTGCCTAGCCAGTCTACATAATAATTTTTTCTAGGTTGTTTATATTATACATAAAAAAAGGGGCGATGTGAACACCGCCCCTTTTAAGAAATACTAGTTAGTATTTATTAGCTAGTTGGTAAGTTTCCGTTACCAAAAATACATCTAGGATCAGAGAATCCAAAAGAGTATCTTTCTCTAGCTTTGAATCTTACGTTACCAGTATCGAAGTCACCTTCAATCGCAGTCTTAATTGGTGATCTAACGAAGTGTTTTAATCCGTTAGGTATATCAGTCATTAAGAAGAATGAGTCAGTGTCAGTTAAGAAGTTGTTAACTCTGTAACCTTCTGGAACCATTCCCATTGATGCGATTGCGTTGATATCGTTATCAGCAGTTCCGACTCTTTGAGGTGATTTCATCAATCTCTCAGCAGTAAATTGTAATTCTTTTGGAATTATCATTTTTCTACCTTGAGCTGCGATTTTTAGACCTCTTTCGTCTACAAAACCAGCGATATCGATTAACGCTTGCTCTAGTGAAGTTTCGTTTAAGTCTGCAGCAGTTGCAAGAACGTTAGAGAAAGTACCACCAGTAGCTAGTGGGTGTGAAGCATTAATTAATGATACTCCGTCACCACCTGTTACAGTAGTTACTTGCGCTTGGTTCAATACGTTTGCAGCTTTAACTTGCTTCGTATTCGACATAGATCTTGCAAGAGCTCTTGTGTATCTTGCAGCTAATCTGTCGTATAGGTTATCTTCGATTGCTTCCTCAGTGATAGAGAATGCTAATGCGATTGTTTCGTGGTTGTATCTACTTGTGAAAGTTTCACCCGCAGTATCAAACACTACTCCAGCACCTTCTTGTTTAGTTGGTGCAGAAGCAAAACCGCTTAACATTACTTCCTCTTCGAAAGCTCTGTCAGATGTTTCAGTTACGAAAATTTCAGCATGCTGATTTTCATATCTGTTATATTCCAGGCCAAATAGTGCATTTAAACCTGGCTCTAGTTCTTTAACTAGTTGTGATCGTGATATAGCCATAATTTATTTCTCCTATTATACGCCCGTACCACTTCTATAGAAGTGATTGTTGATTCTAACAAGAATATTAGCATTGTCAGTCGTAGTATCCGAATTGTCTGGATCCTGCGAAATGTCAATTGCTTGTACAGCGAATGTAGCATTAGTTGATGCTGTTGATACATCCAATTGTACTTTTGATAGTCCTGTTTGTGTTACACCTGTTGTGTTTGTTACCGAATAGTTGGTATACAGACTTGATCTCGGAAAAGCCGAATCAGCGTCTACAAGAAATACAGCATCAGGATCATCAACAACAAACGCTGTAATATCGCTTGCTGCAACTGAACCTGGGTAGTAGTTCGAGTAAGTTGGCTTTTGAGTAGTTGGATCTGTATAAAAACATCCGTTAAAAACACCCAGAATAGCTGTACCACTGCCCGCAGAGTGCCTGTCAATGTTTCCAGAAGTTAATGGAATAACCATGTCTCCTTGGAAAATTGCAGTAGTGTGTCCGCTTGCAATAGTGTATCTGTTCTGAGCTCCAACTAATGGTGTTCCGTCTAGTTTTCTGTACGGTCTTAGACCGAACTTTTCACTTACGTTTGCCATGTTTGTTCTCCTTTTAACAGTTTATTTTAAAGACCCGGTAGGTATTGCAAAAAAATTATTTTTTACGTCCACCACCAAAGGTCACTCTGGATTGTCTATCAATATTGATAGGCATATCCGGGTGCTGTTCCTTCATAAGATCATTGTCAACCGCGTTCATTCTGTCTTGAGTTACTTTATTAAAGTACTCAGCACGTGCGACCAAAATCTCTTCTGGTATCCTTGCCAGCACAAGGCCTCCAATTCCTATACACCCCTGATATTTACCTTCGGTATAGAAAGGATATTTGTTAGTGCCGATTTCATTTTCAATCTGTTCGACCTTTACAAAATCCCAACCTTCCCTAAGCTTCTTAGATACATTCGCTGTATCCTCAAAACCTTGAACGGTAGTACGTATCCATCTATGGGCGTAACCGTTCGGTGCAGGTGGTGCATCCAAACTGGATGGTGGAGTCCAAGTTCTTTTAGCTTCTTTTGAAGCTTTGGTCTCTGACTCCCGTGAAGTTCTCTTAATTGTATCCATAACTATTTTTCCTCCTTCACGTATCTAGCGTATTCCTCTAGTGGCACCCCTAATCTTTTAGCAATAGCTACCTGTGACTTGGTGAGTTTCACAGTTCTGCGTCCTTGTTGACTACGACCAGCAGAGGCAACCGTTTGGACGGGTTTCGGTTTCTCCTTTTTAGGCTCGTCTTTAGTGTCATCAAAACTTTCTGGAAAATATTTCTTAAGTCTTGAATTAACTTCATTATAGTACTCTTCACTATCTACTTCAATACCCTCTTGTGAAATATTGTTGTGTATAGTAATAGCAGCATTAGTCATGACTTCATCATTCCCGAACCACGGATTATCCTCAGCCCATTTCTTAGCTTTAGGTGTTATTTGTGGTGCAGATTGCGAAGATTCAGCTGTGTTTGAGGTATCAGCTTGTACGTTTTGTTGTTGTTTATTTTGCTCTTCTTCTAGCTTCTTCTGTTCTTCACGATTAACTATTTCTAGTCTAGCTTTTTCTTTTTCAACAGATAACTGAGTTAGTTTATCATTTGCTTCCATAATTTTAGAAGCATCCTGACTCTCAATTGCTTGTTGAAGAGCGACTTTGACTTGTTCTCTTTGAGCATCTACTCTAGCATCTAATTCTTTTAGATACTGATCGTCAGTAGACTTGAACTTCTTAAGACTTGAGTCAAATTTCTTTTGTATACCCTTAGCGTATTCTATAGCTGCTTTTTCTCTTCTCTCAGCTTCTTTCTTTTGAAAGACAAGTTTATCAATTCTCTTTTGATAATCTCTTCTAGATTCATTAAGGTTTGGTATTTCGTTTTCAGATTTTTCTTCTGACTTTGTTTCCTGTTTAGGAGCTTCTTCTTTATCATCAGAAACTTCTATTTCAGGTTTATCAGATTTTTCTTCTGTAGATTTTGAATGATCAGTATAACCTAAATCAACTTCACCTAAATCTAATTTAGGTGAATCATCTTTTTTAGATTCTTCTTTTACTTCAACATCTTCTTCTTTAACATCGTCAGTATCTAATTCTACTTGACGTTCTTTAGCTAATAATGCTTCTGCACTATAGTCTTTTACTTCTGCCATGTTTATCCTCCTTCATTAAAATAAATGGAGAATATCTTCTGGCTTGTTAATAGTTCCTATAATCTCGTCATCATTTAAAATACGGTGTTCACCATACTTAGTCTGAAATCTACTTCCTGCGTATCTGCCATAAACAACAAATTCGCCTGATTTACACCAAGGTCCATTAGGAAATTTTTCTTTATCCTGATAACAAAGATCACCCATTTTAACAACTAGTCCGACAACTGTTGTCATCTGAATTTTGTCCTGGGTTTCATCTGCTAGTATGACACCACCTTTTGTTTTTTGTTGGCCAGACCAAGGTCTAACTAACATTCGGTATCCTACTGGGTTGGGTATGATTTCAAGATATTTTTTGATGCCTTCTGGATCAGTTGGAATTTGTGATTTTACCTCTTCTTTATTTTTTTCGTTTTTACCGAAAGTTGTAAGATCTGGTTTAATCAGTGTTGCCATCGTTATCCTCCTTTTGCAGGTTTTTAATATCCTGAAGCAGCGCTTCAAGTGCGCTGAGTCTGCCCCTAGCATACTGCAAATTCTCTATGGAATCAACCCCATAGCAAATATGGGACCTCGTGTCATCAGCTTGTTTTTTTATTATGTTTTTTATTTTGTCTGCAGTATACGGATCTAGCATTATGTTAACCTAAGTGATTTAAAATGAAACTCTTCTAAACTATCCATTGTTTGTTTTGAATGCGGGTATGGACTATCTGCTCTATACCAATGATACATATAAATACCATTAACTACATGAAATTCATGCCCTGATTCTAATATTTTTTTATGTATTAAATTATCTTGTCCTAAAGTTTGACCTGTTGCTGGAAAGCCTCCTAAAGATCTCATAGTTTCAATACTTACACAAAGAAAAACTCCTGAATAATTTCCGGCTTCTTTTGGATTAATGTGAGGTGTTGTTTTACCCCAATGATATTTTGATAAATATTTACCAAGTCTTCTATGATAAGATATATCATGATTGTGTGGATCCACTCCAGGAACCATTTGTCTTAAACTAGCTAATCTATTTACTCTACAGGTAAATGCTTTTGCTTTTGGATTTTCTTGTATTGCATGTTGTAATTGAGGATACCAATCATATGTTGTGAACATAGCGTCATGGTCTATAATTGCTAACCAATCTTTATCAGGATGTTGGCTTAAACAATTATTATACGCAGTGCCCATACATCTTCTTCCAAAATCATTATCATCCCATGCAATGTGAGTCCAGATTTTTGGTTTATTTTTTACCTGTGATTCGTCAACCATCACAGGCTTTTACAATTAAATATAAGGTTTGTAAATAGATTTAATTTTACCTGAAGCTTTTAATTTTTTTAAATCACCTTTAGTTAATTTAGTTAAATCTAAATATTTAATATCTGGTGAAATTTTTTTATTTTTTTTAAATAAATTTTTAAACCATTTCCACATTTATTTCTTACCACCCAAATGTTTTAGTTCTGTAGCTTTAATACCATACACGGCTCCAACTACAGCTACCCATAATGAAATTATCCACCAAGGCATGGTTTGTAATTTTTCAAAATATAAATCTAGTTTTTGTCCAATCTCTTCGTCTTCAGCGAACACGCTGTATGCTAATAAAAACAGAGGGCTTGAGAGAACTAATAAAATGAATTCGTCTTTCCAGTCACCTTTTTGATTTTGAGCAATCTGTCCAGTGTACTCAATTTCTCCGCGTTTCATTTTTTCAGCATGGACGATCTGAGCTTCAGACATTATGATCTCAGACTTCTTTTTATTCTTATAAATTTCTGCGCCAGTTTTTAATGCAGTGCCAATAATTGACCAAGGAAACATTATTTTTTATAACCTCCCTTTTTCATTTTGACTGGAGGCACTTGTGAGTTGGGTCCTTTTTTAGGAGGTATACCATATTTAACTCCACCTGATAGTCCTCCAACACTGTATGCTACAAACGTAAAAAAATTATCTTCTGGACTTACTACTGTTGGATCTATTGGTTTTGTTGGAGAAACAGGTGTTAAATTTATTGGTTCCTGCTTGGATGGTTTACTTTTATCCTCCCATCTTTTCTTTTGTTCTGCCGCTGCTCTTGCTTGATTTTCTTTTTTTATTCTATCTCTTGCCCAATAAGGAGTTTTATCCGCATCTCTTAAAATTTTTTGTCCAAAAAAAATTCCACTTCCAGGGATAATTGTATTTAAAAGTGCTCCAGCAAGAGTAGCACCAGCTTTTACTCTGAAAGTAGTTGATGGAGAAAGTTCTGCTCTAGTTTTTTTTCTTTGTTTAGTTAAAGCTTTAGATGCTTCAGGAGAAGTTTTATATCCTGGTGGCAAAGTTGTAAACTGAGCCATTGGGTTTCTGCCTCCACCTTGTGGTAAGAAAATGGGTTTAGGTGCTTTAGGTATATTTACTCCTCCATTACCTCTATCGGGTCCTTTACCTACATTTCCAGAAGAGCTAGCCATAGCTGCACTTTTTTTCTGAGACGCTGGGCTTCCCATATCCATACCACCTCCTCTATATCCTTTTGGCTTTTTCATAAACGGAGTATGATACGCATGTCTCATAGAAAATTCTTTTTTAGTTTCACTAGGTTGTTTAACTGCTTTACCTACATAAGCCTTAACAACTCCTTTTAACTTACCAGAGTTCTCCATAGCATAAAAAACAGATTCACCTTTTTTAGAACCATATTGTTCTTTAAATTTTTTCTTTAATTTTTTTCCTTTATCAGTAAGTGGCATTATTTTTTAGTTCCCCTCATTTTAGCTCTTTGTACTTCTAATTTTGCTTCAGCAACTCTAATTCTTTCTGCTGCTTGATCTTCATTATTTTCTAATTTCATTTTCTCAAGATCTAATCTTTCATCAATTTCATTTTCTTTTATTTCCATATTCATCATACCTTCTTCAGCTTTTCTCTGTAAGTCCATCGCTCTTAAATCTAGTTCTCTTTGTTTTAAAGCAACTAATGGATCTTGTTGTTGACCCATAGCCTCAGATTGTGCAAGCTCCATAGTTAATTGAGCTACTCTGTTTGCTATCATAGATGCAATTCTTATCTCTGCTCCTTCAGGATCAGACTGTAACATTTGTTGCATCATAGGATCATTTTGTATTTGAGCTCCCACTTCTCCTTGAGCTAACATAGAAACGTGCTCAGATATATGTGATTGCAGTGCTGCATAAACTTGTGGGTTAATCTGTACCATTCTTGTAGACATAAACGCTCTATGCGCTGCAATATGTGCTTGATGGTCTTGAGTTGGAAAAGCTTTTAGTGGTTTTTGCATAATCGCTTCCATATTCTCGGTTGCAGGGTCTTTTGGTACTGGTCTTTCTTGAGGTATTAACAATTGATCAATATCTTGAGTCCCCAATGCTTCATATACTCTCCGATATGCCTCTCTTAAGTTGTGCATCATCGGATTTGACATTGCAATCTTCAAATTCTCATTAGCTAACGTTACTCTTTGCGCCATACTCATGATATTTGGGTCTGCAACTGGAATTACATCGACTCTATCGTCAAAATCCGTCTGTTTAACTGCTTGATCTGCTCCATATACGGTATATGGGTAGATTGGTGGTAGATATGTGCCAAAAACTTTAGCTAAAAGTCTAAATTCTCTACGCATTGAGTAGTAACATCTCTTGTGAATAGCACTCATGACCCTCGAACCACGCTCTAATAGAGAAACAGTCGTGCCAACAGCTCTATTTTGTAAATCATTACCAGTATCCATGTTAGTTATGGCTGCAAATTTTTGTCCAGCGTTAACAACAAAGCCCATTAATTGGTATAATGTAGCTGATGGTTCTTTAAATGGTAAAATTTGGAACTGATCTTTGATATTTCCACCAGGTGCATCTACATCTCTAAACTCTCCTGGCTGAAATGGTTGGTCATCATCTCTAATTCTGATACCTCTAGACTTAAATCCTGCAGGTAAATTAGATAATGTCCCTGCATCAAGTAATTGTCTTAAAGATTGTGTAGCTGTTCTGCTTAATCCACCAATCATGTGAGTTAAACCAAAGCCATAAAAACCTAATCCTGGTAAAAATTTAAAATGTACAAAGTATTCTTTTCTTTTTTTGGTCTCATCCATCATATCATAGTTACGATAGATAGATAAAACTTCTCCACTTCCTTCATCAATAGTTACAATATATGGAACTTTTACTTGTTTCTCTGGATTCTGCATTTCAAATTCTTCTAAATTTAAATCGACATGCATTTCTAATATTTGATAAGAATATTGTTTATCCGTTGAAGGAGTGACTCCTTCTAATTCCTGATATTTTTTTTCAATTTCTGATGGTCCTTTTGATGTAGGTTTTAATTCTACTTCTCTATAGAATCCTGCCTGTTGTTTTTTAAGAATTTCATTCTCACCCATTTTCAATACGTGAGTAATTCTTTCACAATCCATCAAGTCCGTTGCATAGTAAGGCACGACTAAATCTTCTGCAGGAATAAATTTAGATACAGCTCGTTGCATCACTTCATCATAGTAAACTTTTTTGAATGCAGAGCCAGCTAGAGCTAAATAAAATAATAACTGATCAAACTCTGGAGTATATTCTTCCATCTCTTCAGTAATCATGTAGTTCATAAAGTCTTGAACTCTTTGTGCTTGATCTACTTTTTGAGAATCTTCCATTCCAAGAACTCTAGTTCTTACGGGTCCTGATGATGGAAGTAACTCTTTATACGCTTGTGCTTGAAATTGCGTAACAGCTTCTGATAATAGTGGATGGGTCACGGATGCCGAGCCTTTAAACGGTCTTGTCATCTCTGTATGTTTAATACCTAGGAGATCTAGACTATTTGTATAACTTGTTTCCCAATCTTTACGGGACACTCTATCCTTCTTATAGTCGTCAAGCAATTCGTTAGACATTCTTTGTAGAACATCTTCAGACATATCATTTGCGAGATTTTTATAAAACTCTTCTTCTGCAGAAATAGCTTCCTCTACTGTATCAGGAGTTTCATCCTCAGTAGATTCTAATTCTATATCAATCTCTTCTGTCTCCGGAG